ACGAAACCGAATCGTGCATTGATGTCATACTTGGCTTCACGATCTGCAGTCTTTTTAGCAGCCATCTTGTCAGCCACCACAAAGTTGATCTTGGAACCAGCCATCTCCTCGAGACGACGTTCCACGTATGCACGACCCACAGAGCGGACCACGACTTTACCATTCAGGGAGCCAACAAATTTGCCAGAGGCGGAATCAAAGGAGACAGAGACGTTCATTTCAAGTTCTTTCATAATCACAATAGAGTTATTATACAGCAGATGGGAATTAAAGTAAAGCCCCTCAGCTCTGTAGGGTCATTTCTTGTTCCATCACAGTCTCTCCAGAGATCAGGACACCACGATAGGCAGTCGCATACGTCTCTGCCAGTGCTAGAATACCGAAAACCAAGGTTTTACCAGAGGGAAACAACACTGTATACATCAATCTATCCTTATCATCCAGTAACCATTATTGCAAGTCCAGCAGCTGCCAACAGTGCCAATTGCACCAAAGATGCAGTAGGATCAATGTCCATAGTGCCTACAGCACCAAAAACCATCATAAAACCAACACCAGCACGTATCGAACCACTCATTTTTCACTCCTAGAATGTTACAATTATACCGTAAAGCCGAATTAAAGTAAATAACCCTCAATTATAGAAGGTTATTCCCGTATTCCTTAAGTAAACGAGTTTGGAGCCTTAAAGCGGCACGGGCGATTTCAAAAGTTTCAGCGTTTAAGCTCAAATCGGCTAAAAATTCCAAAAGTTCACTCAATTCCACGTCGTTCATAGCTATCTCCTGATAAAGATACCATTATACCCAGTGGTTGAATTAAAGTAAACACCCCATTACATGCCGTCCACGGTCCACAGGTCGCCATCCTGCACAAATTGACCACGTTTCAGTGGTGGTTCCTTGCCTGGAAGTGCCATATCGGGTTCATCACCGTGATTTAAATTATATTTGACTTGCTCGGCAGCATCATTACCACTATTCATGTACTTGGATTGCTTTAATGACAGTAATTGCTTGTGTTCGTCACTGTGAATGCGGCTATTCCCACATGAGCGTGAGCAGTATGGACCTCTTTTATTATGGATTTCACCGCAGGTCGGACATTCTTTTTCTTTGTATGCCATTTTATTTGAGGGTAACAACAGATAAGCACTATTTAGCACAATAGCAGCCATTATCCCCATGCTTTCTCGTATTGCATCAGTACATAATCTCTCTGCATTAGAGATCCATATCTCTCTAGTATAATCAGATACGCATTGGTTTCTTCTGGGGTTAGATACTGCTTCATTATGGTTAGGTTGTATTCTATCTCATGCAGCATTACCTGTGATATTTGATCTCTTGTTAATGTTATCATTCTCTTTCTCCTTGTATTCCTTTATTTCTTTCTCTGCCAGTAGATTACTATAGTCTTCCTTGAAGTTGAATACATCGCAGCATTTGCAAGAAAGAACATGACTCTTTTTACCACGTAGCTTTATATTACCTGCAATTCCTTGTCTGGATAGTGATTTCATGCTAATCCCCATAGAATCTTGAGCTTGAATAATGTTAGTGAATAGAACTTAGTTCCATCCGCATGTTTGACTGATACGTAGGAGATAATCTCAGTACGCATGGTTTGAGAATGTTCTAATACTGCACTCCAATCATCTTCTGCAATTTGCCAGCTACCAAGTAGTTTACCTATCTCAAAGAAGTGTGTTGGACATAATACCATACGCATATCACTAATTGTTATTGGTCTACATGTATGACACCAGCATTTTATACTAGGTGGATTAGGTGGCGGATTTGGTTTCTCGTATGTAGGTAATGGATTACTATTACGAGTATGGAATCTACGTGTCATTTTATTTTCTCTATCTGCCAGCAATGGCTAGTTCCCCGAATACCATCATCGTATTGTAGTTCTACATTACCCCAGAATGACTCGGGATAATCCCAGGAGAGATTTTGTTTAATTACTGTAGCTACTTGCTTCAGCGGATGTACGTATACTCTATCTCCAGGAAGGAATTGTGGTGCTTTACCATTTGAGTCGTATTCTATTGTCATTTCTCTGGAAAGTCTATTGGATTATTAGTATTGCTTATGTGATAGTTACGTTTACGTGCAAACTCAGCTTGTTTCTCTAGTGTAGATTCGGTATAACCTTTATCCTCATCCATCCACTTACCTATTTCCAGTATTCTTTCTAGTAGGGTTGGAGTTTGGATTCCATCGATTTCATTTACCATACGCTGCAGTAAGTCTATTTGACCTTGCTTCCATCGTTTATCTTCCTGCGAGAATGCTGATTCTTTTATGTCTCTATGGTAGAGAATCTCAAACTCTAGGTATAAGGCAGTGGTTATCATATTAGTTCCAGTATTAGTTTAGATAGTGTATAATAAGATGCTTGTGTATGGTCTGTGGAAATGTATAGTTGTTCCATTATCATTTTAATATCTGGTCTCTGCCTCCACGAACCATAGAATACTCCATGTGGATTACGAAACCCACGAATCTTATCTACATCGGATACGTACGTATATTCAGACGGATAACTCCATACTCCATTCTGCTGTTTCTTTCTAATGGATTCGTTTATCCAAAACGTGGCTTCTTTATAGTTGCCTGCAATTACAAATATCATTTCATTCTCTTTAGACATCCAGGGCATGTTGCGTCATAGAATGTATCACGTATTGCTTTATTATCTGAAGTGCAATATACACATTGGTAGGGTATACCCTTATCTCTGGCATTTAGGAATCTTTCATTCTCTGCATGCTGCATTTGATACTCGTCTGGTATTCTTACCTTGGCAGGTTTTGGTTTACGACGAAATGCTGCCTTTAATCGGCTCTTGGTGCGCATTCGTTCTATTCGTTCCCAGAATGTCATATCTCATCTGAATCAGTTGTGGTTAATATAACTACGATTTCCTCGTATAGATCCAATAACTCTGCATTGGATAGATTATCCAATTCGTCTGGTGTAATGTCCAATTCGGTCATCAACTCAGTGTATAATCTCAAGTATTCTGAGATGCGTTGTATTGTTAGATTACGCATTGCTGCTCGTCCTTATTATCGTAGATATATGCAATACTCTCATGGTCTATAATGACAGTTTCTCGCATTGTGCCATAGATTTTCATGGGCGTATCTAGGGTAATATGATGCGATACTCCACCACCATATTTGACTCTACTAAGATGCACAAGACCAGATACAGGGAATAATCCCAGATAAATGGCAGTTACGTATTTACCTTCTAGATTCCACATATTATTCCCAGTTCTTTTTATCACCAAACTGCTCATTCCAATTATAACCAGCACCGTAGTCTGCAATCTCTTGCAGGGTCATTTCGTTGGATTCAATTCTAGGTGCATTACCAGTGCCATTTGGATACTTGTGCGGATTACGACCACGATCATAATAAGAATCTGCGGCACCACGATCGAATGGAGAACCATGCTCCACGTCATAAATGCGACCTTTGTAAGTTACTTGAAACATATTATTCTCCGACCTTAATTGAAGTATGATTCTGCAGCAATCTCGGCAGCACGTTCTCGCGCATCGATATCAATGGCAATCTCCTCGATGATGATTCGGCATGCCTCGCGAGGGTAGCCAGCATCAACCATGAAGTCGATGATATTTTCGTAGTTGAAGCACAACTCAACCATCTCAACAACCTCAGCATGGATCTCACTCATCGTAGACATTTCAGTTCCTTTTCGTTTCATCATAGAATGATTATACCACAGGATCGAATTAAAGTAAAGCCCCTCAGACTTGTAGGGTTACCAGCTGGACTCGTCCACTATCGTCTTAGTGACGTCTACCACCGTGCCGTTCAACGCAATTCCATTGATTTTGGCAGTGATAATAGTTCCAATACCAGAACTATTATCTGCTATAACTTCTACTATATCAGTGCCATTGGGGAATGCATTTAGAAACTGAATTAGAGTTTCTAAATCATCTTTATGTAAGAAAATACTATTCTGCATACCAAATTTCCTTAAATCCTTCTTCAATTGAAGGTGGTTCGTTAATCAATTGTAGTGTCATACTATCAACTACATCCTGTGGGATTATCTTTCCTGGACGAGATGTTAATCTACGTTGTAATTCTGCAGATTGGGGAGTCTTAAACACCACGGCAATTGCATAATAATCTGGAAGCATTCGCAGTTTCTTTGCACGAGTTTTGATAGTAGTGCTGGTTTGATCCCAGATAATATCCTTACCCAATGCCTTTGCCCATAATACTCGCTCAACCATTAACTCTACTGCACGTGGCATATAATCTTGGAATACCTCAGAATATGTAAGATTACATTCCTTTGCATAATCTTCTACAAACTCATCTGTGGATACATATACGCATTCGTCTACCCACTTTTGATTATGCACCCATGTGCTCTTTCCAGAACCAGGAACTCCAACTAATACGTATAATTTACTCATATCTTATTTCCAAACTCGTCTGTTTCCATTGCCCAATGAATGGTAATCCAATCTACAATACAAAGTGCATCACTAATTATACTATGCATATTTGCTTCGCACATCTTATGAAACCAATAGGAATAATAAGATTTGAGAATCTGTTCTTCGCTCCATGTTTCTTGAACATGCTGACCACATTCTCCAGGGAATACAATTGTCCAATATCTCATCGCTTTACCGTTCTTAATATTCGTACTTGAGAATCTGGTGTCATAAATGCACGGATAATAAGTCGTAATTCTCCACTTAGCGGATCTTTTGCTTGATTGATTTCTACCAGTTTCTCTGCGTATAATGCCTCAGCCAATTTCTGAATAAGAATTTCTCGTACGTTCTGTTTGAATGCTGCATCACTCAATGCTTTTAAATGATATTCTTCTGGTAGTATTGCACGACCAATAACCATTTTGCCTTGGATGGCATGGTCTTCATATTCAAAAGTTACATCAAAATCAGGTTGCATTATACTCATGTAGTTTCCTTATACTCTGTGCCATTGATATCAGAGTAGTATGTCCAACTACGATTACAAGTATGGCAGTTAATGCTACCAGAAGTCAAATTACGATCTGGATTAACATTATTGCCATACTTGTCATAGATTGGAGCATAATAGACTGCAGTGGTCATACTAAGTCCAGGAGAAAACCTGCATTCATTGGTACATGTCGGATTCGGATTCATAAATGCCATTACTTCTTTTGTCTCGCTGGGCTTCTACGTTTTGTAGGTGTCGCTTTTCCTGGATTGTCAGTTCCTTGAACGTCTTTCTTGGATTTGCGCACATCACGCACTGGGGATTTCCGCACGACACTGGGCTCTTTTTTGCCAGCTTGTGTGGTTGTTTTTCTTGGAGTCCGTGGCTTTGGGCTATCTTCAACTTTCGCTTTACCACGACTTCTTTTTGGTGGATTCTCTTGCTGTGCTGTTCCTTCGCTTGCTGGTCCATATTTTTCTCCAAGTGGGTCATTGGGATCACCTAGCATTAGATGAATGTATGCTTGTTCAGTGATTTCGTCATATTCGTATTTAGCACCAAGTCTTTCCTCGAATGCCAACCACGACTTTAGGCTATACCCACGAGCAGGAATCAAGCACTCAAAGCCTGATTGCATGGTCGTGTGTATACAGAAGTATGCGTCGCGACGTACTTTGTCAGTCGTGGTCATAATCTTCTACGTCGAATCCTTCGCGAGTGGCAATGACCTTTACATGGTCACCAAACATCGCTTGCATGACATCTTCCATCTCGCTAGAACCAACAGCTTTTGAAAACAATGCGCAAGCTGCAGCATCCACACCACCAGCCGCAAGAATCGCATTCTTGGTATCTTGGTAGTACTCACGATCTGACTCCAGGACATAACCAACATTATCAGCTGCCCATACACCTTCAGTGTCACCTTCGTAGTCACCCCAACGAATGTCACTCAATTCATCTGATGGTGCATTAGTGAATGTAAGATCACCAACAGAGAATACACACGTGTCACCATCATTGAAGTATGGAGTATACTGAGTCCATACAACGCCAGTAATTCCTGGATTCTTTTCGAAGAACTCCTTAGTGATTTCTTTAAACAAGCCTTGTGCTTGCTCTTGGAACTTACGTTTCAAGTCAGCTTGATCGCTGATCAATTGCTCGAATGCAGTTTGTAGTTTGCTCATGATTATTCCTTATACCAGTTTACCAACAGTTTCAACAATTGCGTGGTCAGCTTGTGCAATTGTTACAATGCGATTCAAGTTCAATGTAGACTTACGGATGTAAGGCTCTTTCTTCCATGTAAGAGTTTTCTTAACGTCTTCCCATGTTTTTCTATCATAGTCCTTAGACCAGCTAAACTCAGTACCATCTGGTTTTACTTGGAATGATCGTTCAGTCTCGACTTCGATACGTGCACGTTTGGTGTAGTAGCCACCTTGGTTTTCGATATATCCAACATACTTACCCTTTGTTACACTAACTCTATGCGAGTAACCAGTGGTAACAACCATGACGGTGTCACCTACGTTAATGGTATTCTTCAACGCACCTTCAATTGGTGCTGCGATTACTGTTGCTACTTTACCCATGATATTAATCCTCCAGTTTAATAAATTTAGATTTAGAACCTGCGTTCTTTTTCTCGGTGCCTGACATCCAAGGTTGGATAGTCATGTTGTTTAGGTATTGCTCCATGGTAGGAATGAAACCTAAGTCTTGTTGTATATGATCTTCGGCAATATCTCGTGGGGAATACTCACGCCCTTCTGAATTGGAACGAGTCCTGCCGAATACTCTTTCGACGAGATAACATCCAAATGCCGAGTGTAGAATTGCTCGATGTCTGACATCAGCGACTGCTGATTTGGTTGAGTCAATGAAGTCGTCGATGTCTGCGTAGTCATCTGGGACGCCACCGTATTTCTTAGCGTGGATCTTTCCATGTAGGTATGCTTTCATTCTGAATCAGTCCAACGATTAGCGTCAACATCAAACCAATTTTCTTTGTCCCACTTGCGATTGATGTAATATTCTTGCACAGCCATCACAGCTTCCGTCAGATAGTAGACTCGCTCTTCTGGATGGAAAGCACCGTCACCTCTTGGTGATGCTGTGAAGATAGTTTCACCACCAACGTCAGGTACGTCCACTCGGAACCCACCATGCCGCAAGCGGAAATACGCCACTTGCTGACCAAGATCGTCAAACACATCGTATTGCTCAGGACAAGCACCACATGTTTGCTTCAGACGGTAGCCATGAATCATGACACCCAACTCCCACATCTTTGGTTTCTCTACAGTATCAGTCATTACTTTTCTCCAAGCAGGTACTTGTTAGAAATAACTTTGAAAGTCATTCCACCAGAAACTTCTTTGAACACAAGCCCCTCACGTTCGCAACCAATCATGCCCATGACAGACTTACCTTCGGCAAACTTTAGCAGCTGAGGAATATCAGTGATGCCAAGAGTGTCGTAAAGAGAACCAGCAGCAACCAGTACAGGAACATGCTTCAAGTCCATGCATGCAATTAGGTTACGTCTTGGCAATGGATTCAAGTAGCATCCATTAGTGATATCGTAAACGTCGAACACACGGAACTCTACTTCTTTCAGGTTGTAGATGTTACCTTGGATTCCTGGACCAATCAGTTCGCCTTGGATAGCAAAGTCCCAGTTCTCGTCAGTTTCATTGCGCATCTTTTCTTCGATGCCATCACGGCGAGCAACTTGCCAGAATGCATTACCTTCAGTTTCCTTCAGGTCAAGATTTCGAGAGCATACACCAAACTCACCATCAATCAAGTACACAGTCATTGAAGAGCCTTCCAGCTTCTCAGTGATTTCAAAGCGCATGCCAGCTTCATTTGCAGACACGATCTCTTTGACCATGTTTTGCGCACGTTCTTGATCAGTCTTTGGAATCAGAGATGGAAAGTTACCACGTGCCATGCCAGCAAGCTGAGCATTCATGGGCATTTCCCACTTGACAATATTCAACACTTCAGATACATCGTCACCTTCAGCGAAGGAATTGGTTTGTGGGATAGCTAGATCAAGATTCAGCAGCAAACCTTGTGACAGTTGACCACGCAGCTTGACAGTGCGCAGACGTTCACCACGGATGCCTTCGAATACACGAGGCTCTTTACCTTTAGACAAGAATGGTGCCAACTCAGTGGGAATCCATGAGTCAATTTCGCAATAGACTGCACGATCACCAACGTTGAACTCACCCTTCTTAACAACAACTTTCCATCCACCGATGGTTGCGCACTCGATGGCATCTGCACCCTCGATAGGATTCAGTGCATCAATCACGCGAATAGTAGCCAGTTTTCTCATAATTATTTCTTTCCAATCCGTTCTGCAATTTTCATTTTGACCCACTCCAAGTGCTCATTGAACATCTTGGGACCATTCGGATGATTCACAACAGCCAACTCGAACTGAGTGCGAATGGCAATCAATTCTGCCATAGACTTCTTAGCATAGTCTGCTTCTTGGTCATACGTATTTCCATTATTGTAAGCCATATGAAAATTCCTTAATCATAAGTCCAGCCAAGGACTTTCATCATTTTATGTTTTACCCGCATGTTTGGTATGCGGAGACGTTCAGCGGCAGTAAAGCCCATCATGGTAGCAATCTCAACGACAGCACCAGAGCGGCAGATACCAGCATGACAGTGAACAACTACGTTCATCGACTTATCGAGAGCATGCTCCAGCAAACGAACCAGCTCAGCTGCTTGATCATCGCTAATCTTAGCATCTTCCTCGAAACCATCGTCATCTTCAGCATCCAAGAATTCGAACTCGTGGACTTCTTTGAACATGTCAGCACGGGCAATCTCGCCGAACTCAGTGGCAGGATCTTGAATGCGAATCAGCATAGCGTTTGGACCAGGATCCATGTGAAACCCCAGTTTCACATCTTGCTTGCTTACGTTTTCAATCCAACGAATAGTCATACACACATGTCCAATTGTACTTGAAGACCTTCCCATGTTCCAGCGAGACCAACAGGGGGAATGTTGTCATTCTTACGCATAGTCTCTAGAACTAAAAGGCATTTTTGAATGGCAGCGTTGACGCTATACTGGTCACCAACACCGTTACGAATCTGCTTGGCAGTAGTGTAAAAGTGAACACCTTTAATAACTACGCGAAATTTCTGGGAGGCTTTCATCATATTTCCTTTAATTAACCCAAAACAACCAAACGAGGAAACTCTGGACGATCCAAGAAGCTGGCACCATTCAGAGGAGCAACAAAGAAGTCAGTCTTAAACTTCTTGTCGACTTTGTTGTCAAACACTCGGCTCATGAATTCGCAGCGAACAGTTTGATCCATGTCAGAGATAGAAACCACACGACCAATCATGTAGCAAGAATCAATACCAGTAAAGTCAAAAGACTTGATCAGATCACCACGTTTCATTTCAGTTCCTTTTCGATTCATCATAGACATATTATACATCAGATCGGAATTAAAGTAAACACCAAAACGAATGACCCTACACATGGTAGGGTCTTTATTTAACTAACTTTGCCTGCATAGTCTGCTCGGACGTACCAGTCTGGAGCCGAGGCAGCAGTATTGTGCTCTTTGTTATAGTCGATGGCGTATTGCTTGGCTTCAGCTTCATTGTCGAAGTAGAGGGTATCCCAAGGCTTGCTACCCCAACCACGTTCATATTCAGTCAACTGTACTTTGAAGGCAGTGACGGTGGGTTTCTCAATTCTTGCCATAACCAACTCCTTTTCTATCTATAACTTATTATACGTCAGAAAGGGATTAAAGTCAACAACTAAATCATGATGGCAAAAGCAATTACTAAGTAAACGATTTGGTGAGCCATCTGATCCAGCCCGAGATGGTTCCAGAACTTGGGATTTTGTATGTCTCTGCATCCATAATTCATTTTTACCCAGTCAATGTGATAGTGAGTAACAAAGTCAAACAGTGCCAATCCCATGGCAGTAATAGGATCTACAAAGAAAAGTAGAATTAGTAATGTGGCAATTGCGTGTTCCATAGAATGAAGCATGCCCATCTTATTACCATAGATGGCTTTACCAGCCACCATGCTATCTGTCTGCATGACAAAATCCACGTACCAGTGTTTAATTTGAAGTAAAAATAGAACTATCATCGTCATCCCCAATCGTATCATCTACAGTAGACTCATCGGTCTCTTTCCATTTACCTATGGGACAAGAAACAAAAGCAACTTTGCATTTAAGATGTATTGCACATCCACATTCTGTACATAAAAAATGCGAGTAGAGTTCACATCCTTTACAGATGGAAACTCTTCTCGCATATTCTTCTTTTCTAACGAAATACATTATGTTTTAATATAAAACTTTTGATATGGTCAAAATTTATAGACAGATCAACACATCTAAAGGTTAACACCATTCTATCATTTGTAGATTCACTATTATCAAAATCATGCCATATGTTGGTATTGAATAGTACAACTTCTCTTGGTTTAACCACTAATGATTTTAATGGTTTATGTTTATATCTATCGACTCCGTTTAGTTCTCTAGAGTATAATGTCTCTACATCTAGAGAGTAGCTAGACAATTCTGCATCACTATACCAGGATGTTTTGCATTTATCATCTAGTATTTTTACAGAGTAATTAATACTAACCTTAGTTGCTGCACCATCTTTATGTGGGCGATAATAATATCCAGGTTTAGTGACGAACATAGAAACTCTTTTCTTTTTCAGTTCGACGACTTGAGATAATGGATTTAGTTTAATTAGCTCATTGGAAACATCGCTTGGTAACACATGATGAGTGAATGGTTCTTTAAACTCAACATTAGAAATACTATCACTACTAATATTAATAATATCATCTAATGAATCGTGTGTATACCTAATATAGTATGGGCTACAATCTTCAATAACTGTGAACATAAATTGGTTTACAGTGCTTCGTAATCTTCCTTACCAACACCACACTCTGGGCAAAGGAAATCAGCAGGTAGATCTTCCCACTTACCTTCTAATTCTTCGTCATGTACATGACCACAAACAACGCAAACGTAATCCATTATAAACTCTCCAGTACTTGTGTATAGGCTTCAGCATGACGTTTCTCAACTTTAGCCAGTGCAGCAAAACGCTTTTCTGCTTTAGCGAGAACTTCTTGGAACTGCTTTGCGTGCTCCAAAGATTCACGACCTTGTTCATTAAATTCTTTTACAGCTTCAATGTTTTGTTCAGCTTTGGCACGTTGAACGAACCCAGGATACATTTCTGTATATTCATAGGTCTCTCCTTCAATTGCCATTTCCAAACACTTGCGTGTATCTGGTTTACCAATGAGTAATTCAAGATGACCCCAAGCATGTAGGATCTCTTGATCAGCAGTGTGTTCGAAGTGCTGTGCAACTTCTTCGAATCCTTCTGCACGTGCCAACTTGGCAAAGTATCGATACTTGATATGCGCCATTGACTCACCAGCCAAAGCACTCTCAAGATTTTGAATAGTTAAAGACATGTTATCTCCATATTGAAAAAGTGGAGCGGGTAGGGAGAATCGAACTCCACTCAGCGCAGCTTGGAAGGCTGGCGTCCCACCTTAGGCTTACCCGCATAATTTTATTTATACCATATTGAAGTACACTTAACAGCACCGTTGGAGTCTGTATGCCAGCATAGACCTTTTTCCAGATATAGTAAGCAGTGTGCGCAATACTTACTACTGTCTATTCTACTCTAGTGCACTTCAATATGGTGACTGATGTTTTAGGTACATCAGTCAAAACCTGAGAACTAGACCGTACTTTCGCAGAGGGTCTAGCCATGTTACGCTAAGTCGTACTTTGGCACCATAAGTGCCTTCAACATGATTGCTTCTGGAGTGAACTTTTCAGTATCACCACCAAGCACTGCAACCATGATGGCTGGAGAGAATCCAGATACCAGTGCTACGCCACGAGTGTCGTACTTAACTGGCACGTTGTCTGCTGCGTTCAAATTCCAGAACACGATCTTTGGGATCTCGTATCCTGCATCTGTAAACTTACGTGCAATCATCTTCATTGCGGAGTCGTCAAACTTTGCGCATTGGTCAAATTGCATGTCAGACATGATCAACAGCATTTCTGGCATTTCTTCTTGTGGAACGTTACCTTCTTTGGCAGTCTTCAGGATTTTCTCCATCGCCTTAACCAAGTTGGTGTTCATTCCCCAGTTAGATTCAGACATTTGCTTGATCTTATCTACAATGTTACCCTTCAAGTGCAACAGTTCTGGTGAGCCAGAGAAAGTCAGGAATGTATCCTTGAACTTACCCTTGTTCTTGTCAGCCATGTACAATCCCAGAGAGACTGCAACGTCCAAACATGTAGTTTGAGACTTAGAGGCATGACCACCAGCTGGACAAGTCATGGAGCCTGAAACGTCAACCAATGGCAACACGTTAGCATCACCAATGAAGTTTTCCAGTGCATCCCATTGAGCTTGCAATGCACCCAATTCAGAGGCATTGTAGTTGCTACGGTATGAACCGATGGCACCCTTCAATACATCGTATGGGAATACTGCACCAGCGTTGATCTTCACGTTCATAGTGCGATCCTTTGGATCCTTGACCAACTCAGCTACGTACTTTGCATACTCTGGAGTGTTACGGAAGAATGCCTTCTTGTAACGAGCAGCTGCCACAGATGGAACGTGAGAGAAGTTGATTTCATCCCAGTTCTTTGCACACATCTCTTGTTCAACAACCTTAGTCATTTCAACCAAGGACTTACGGTAGAACTTTGGAGACATGCCGAAAAACTTACGGATTTCAACAGCTACATCACCCTTACGTGGAGTCCACTTTGCAGCCAGACCATTCTTTGCACGCAATGCGTCACCAAGCATGGTATAGGCTTGAGTCTTTAGAGCTTCAGTCTTGAAGACAAACAAGTCATCCCAACGACCCAACTCTGGGACTTTTGGCAACAGCTTTGCTGCCAATTCTGGACGGTAAGATTCCAGGTGCACCATGATTTGACGGAACAATTCACGTTCACCTGCACCACCACGTGCGTCACGCAGCCATAGAGCCAGACGCATTGCTACGTCTTCGTTCTCTACTAGAGCGGCAGTGAATTCTTTGGTGATGTTCTTACCACGTGATGCGCCAGCTTTGAAGAACAAGTCAACGCAAGCTGATGCTGTGGATTTACGAGCAACCATGCCATTCGCAGTGCGGGCAGATTGATTTTGGACAGCGGATACAAATGTGTTCATATATTTCTTTCAAGTAACAGGAGAGGATTCTCCTAAAAATAACAGGCTAGTTTCCTTCTTCTTTGTTTTTCATGAGGAACTCGAAGACTCATTATACGATGAGGGAAGGGCGAACCCTAACGTGTCCATCGTAAGTTCAGGTGCGACTTTCATCGCCTGTTTTGGGTTGCTGAACCTAACCTAACGAACTTTTATTATACCTTAAATACGAATAAAAGTCAACATAAAACAACGGGATGATCGTTCTGTAATTTTCTGTTTACTCTAACAGGTGCGCAATTGAACCGCACAAACCCCAATGGACTACCATCATCTTTTCTGTCTTTCCAGAGTCGCTATTTTATTCAGCTTCGTTGCTTATCCTACGAAAATACACCTTACGGTGGTCCCTCCATTGTAGGCAGTTAGCTTTAGTAAGTTTCGTTTTAAACTTGCTGGAGTCATCCCAAACTAAAAACTATTATACATCAAAAATGTTTGCAAGTCAACAATTTATGCTGCTTTTTGCATACTCATGATATGTTTTAATCTATCAGCGCAGTAAGATGCAGCGAATGCGTTTGGCTTAACCATTGGCACTACGTTACACATACCACGAATGTAACCAGTTGCTTCGTTGATAACACAAGAGCTACCATGCATTTCATTTGGGTTAATGTCCAAGTGAACTTCAACAATTCTATCTTCTAGAACGTCATGTAACTTTTGGTACAACTCTGCAATCTTGTATACTTCATTCATCAAACGCATACGTGGGCGAGACTTCTTTTGATCCCAGTCACGTTCACGTTGCACTTCACCGAAAATCTTACAACCGTGTTTACCATCAATGTGAACAACAATTGCAAGTGTGTAATCTGCGTACCAATCATTTCCAATATTAAATCGTTCAGAGTCTCCACCAATGTAGATCTTTGTCTCTGGACTTTGGCTTTCGATGAATGCTTTAACTTCATCAATATCGATTTTACGCATAATAACCTCACTAGCGTTGTTGAAAAACCTTGGAGCGGGCAACGGGAATCGAACCCGTAACTTAACTTTGGCAAAGTCATGTGTTACCACTAGCACCATGCCCGCATAAATACAAACATACTTGGAGTTTTATATGTATTTAGAAGAAAAAATTAAAAAAATATGTGATATAGATATCAATCGTGAAGAATATAGACAATTTGACCAAGCAGCTAAAGAAGTTGATTGGAGAAATTCTAAGTCAGGAGTTCCTTCTTATACATTTCTAACATATGCTCAGGGCATAACATTTCCACTTCCAAATTACATAATAAATTCATTTCCAAAAGCTGATAGGTGGACTTGGACAGAAGCCCAAAAGAAAAACACACAGCTGTTAAATCTTTTATCTAAAACTGAACCAATGTATGCATACATTGAAGAACTACTTCCAGGGTATAAAGTCATAAAGGGTGAAATTATGACAACGATACCAGAATTTAGTGTTCCACCAATAATACAGTTGGCACGTGTTCATATAGATGCTAAAATTATGCATTCAAAATGCAGAAGAATTCACATCTCTATACAAAATAACCAAAACTCTTTTCTAATCATAGAAAATGTTCCATACCACATACCAGTAGGAACAATTTACGAATTTAATAACAAAATACCCCACTGGGGTACAAACATTGGCGACAAGTTAAGAATATCTTTTGTAGTTGATCTTTTACGACCAGAAGAGTGGGAATCTATGAGCGAGAATGACAAAATATCATTCTATGAAAGAGATACCACCAGAACTGATGAAGAAAAAATACTTCTAAAGAAATCTAAAATAGCATTGATGACACAATAATTGGCATCCCCCGAGGGACTCGAACCCCCACTTACGGTTTTGGAGACCGCAGTGCTGCCATTACACCAGAGAGATATTATTTCTTCGTCAAACAATCTTCAGTACTAAGAACGTCTTGGTATTCATTCTTATCAGTACCTGTATTGTCTTCTTTTAAGTCGCGTTGAAAGATTGCATCCCAACGTTTCTCATATTCATCCTGACTTATACTAAATGGTCTAGCGGATGAACCTTTACCACCGTCATTCTTCATTGACATTTAGTTGTCCTCGTATAACTTATCTTGATTTGTTTTAATGAAATTAAAGAGTCTGTTTCTACGACAGTAGTTACAGCTTCCATGATGGCGACAGCTAGATGCAGAATACTGCACAGTACCATCTTTAACTTTTTTATCAGACTTTCTTTTAGTACGAATAGTTCTAGCCATAAAGATTCCTAAAATTTGGTGCTGATGGCGAGATTCGAACTCACGACCTCTTCCTTACCAAGGAAGTACACTACCACTGTGTTACATCAGCTTTCTAATACTGCAACAATGTCCTCTTGTTTGATAATGACTCGCTGAGCATCACCAACTTTGACAACTGCTGCTTTACTCCACATCAAATATACAACATCACCAACCTTTACCTCAGTAACATCTGGACCAATTGCCAAGACAGTTCCTGATTTAGATTCACCCATTCCAGCAGCACCCTGAATAACAATACCACTCTCGGTAGTATTCTCTCTAGAATTCTCAGCCACTAAAACTTTATCATGCAAAGGTTGTACGTTCATATTATCTTTCTTAAAAATTGGCTCCAGTGGCAGGGATCGAACCTACGACCAATTGATTAACAGTCAACTGCACTACCGCTGTGCTACACTGGAATAAACTATGGTGCGGGTGAGAGGACTCGAACCTCCAGGATCTTGCTTCTAAGGCAAGCACGTCTACCAAATTGCGTCACACCCGCTTTTTATCTCTATTGTTTACTTGGTCCGAGTGGTGGGATTCGAACTCACGACCCTCTGCTCCCAAAGCAGATGCGCTAACCAGACTGCGCTACACTCGGATAAAACTTGGTGGTGATGGTTGGATTTGAACCAACGACCATCTCCGTATGAAGGAGGTGCACTACCACTGTGCTACATCACCATATTGAAGCATACTTTGTATCTTAGAAGTGTTCAGTAAAAGTCTCTCTACCGTCTTTCTCCCCAAATAGTTAGACCGCGAATCTAACCCAACCTAAAATATGCTTCAATATGGTGCTCTCATACAGAATCGAACTGTATTCTCAGGCTTACAAGACCCGTGCATCGCCAGCAATGCTTTAAGAGCTAAAAATAACAGGTTAACACTAGTTTAATGACCTAGCAGTCTCCAGTTTAATTGCTGAACTTAACCTAAAAATGGATGCGGGAGACAGATTCGAACTGCCGATGCTGCGAGCTTATGAGACTGCAGTGGTGACCACCCTTCCCGCTTAATCTTACTATATATGGTACCTTGTGACGGGATCGAACCGCCGACCTTCTCCGTGTAAAGGAGACACTCTACCGCTGAGTTAACAAGGCATAAAACAACAGGATTCGCTTTTTTTCTGATATAAGTAGAAATTTTAAATTTGCTGAATGAATCCTAAAACTGGCGGCTCCAAGGGGTAACGATCCCCTTCTTCATGCGTGACAGGCATGCGTGCGTCCATGAACACTTTGAAGCCAAATTTGGTGGAGGTGATAGGGATCGAACCTATTAGCTCCGAAGAGCGGGGGATTTACAGTCCCTTGCCATACCATTACGGCGGCACCTCCAAATTCTTATACAACTGACAACTCATTCGTTGCGCCTCGCTCATTCGCAACCATTTCGCCCTGTATACGTTAGGGTTAGAGGTACGTAGTGATAGATGATACTTGCTAGTGACCATGTTGTCGGACTCGAACCGTTAGCTCATAGAGTTTTCGAGGCTCTACTTTCTCACCATCTACAACGAATTGTCATGTGTATAAAAACTGGTACTGCGTACGAGAGTCGAACTCGTCTTCTCAGGTTGAAAACCTGATGTCCTAACCGATAGACGAACGCAGTATAGTGGTAGCTTTTTGTGTCAGGAAAAGCTACCGAACCTTTTCTAATGCCCCATGCTTCCGACTTTACGTAAAGACTCAGAGAGGACTTCAGAACTCTTATTATACATCAACTACCATTAAAAGTCAACAACTATCTTGGAGTGCGCAACAGGATTCGAACCTGCATGATACGGATTTGCAATCCGCTCCCTAGCCTTTCGGGTCATGCGCACATATCTCTGGTGGGCTCAGAGGGACTCGAACCCTCAACCAACGGATTATGAGTCCGCTGCTCTAACCATTGAGCTACAAGCCCAAACTCTGGTGCGGCATGAGGGAATCGAACCCCCATTCTGGCTTTAGAAGAACCATGTCCTATCCGTTGAACGAATGCCGCATAACTTTGGTACGAGAGACGGGACTCGAACCCGTAAGCCTTGCGGCGGCAGATTTTAAGTCTGCTGTGTATACCATTCCACCACTCTCGCATTCACAACCTTTATTATACCTTAACAATGAATTAAAGTCAACACTTATCTATGGTGCCCAAGATCGGATTCGAACCGATACGATTCTCCTTTTGAGAGAGACGCCTCATACCAATTGGGCTACTTGGGCTAAATAATTATTTCAATGGAGCTACCAATCATGGAATTACTAGACATTCTCTATACCCCTCTCGACACTAAAGACGTTCCTGTTGTTGATTCAAATGACATCTTAGCATGGTTGGCAGAAAACCAAAATCAGGCTGTACGACTTAGAAGGGATTCTAGTCAAGTAGCAAGCCCATCATTATATCCATGGAACATATCATATGCCAAAACATTAGGAGTTTGGAAAACAGACTTCAAAGAAAGATTTCCAGAACTTGCTGATTACTTTAGCAGTGCATTCGGTGTAGAAGAAAACGATATAAAAGACATCGTGTTTCTGCCAACAAAAAATGAATTCGAAGGTACAGGATTTTGGCATTCTGATCCAGACGAACTTGGTTTAAGAATTTATTTGGAAAATGATGATTTCGAAAAAGATTTTCTTTTAATGAGACCAACAATTAAAAAATATAATTCCAGAGAACAGGTAGGATACATTCCAGAAAATGGTATAGATCCAAAAAGATTCAAAGAAGAAACCTACGTAGCTAAATTACTAAAACCAAGACAAGCATTTTTTATCAACAACATTCGTGCGATTCATGCTGCAAAGATTAGTAAAATTGGCAAAAAAAGAATAGCTATAATTGTTATCCTTAAAAAGAATAGCATAAGTGAAATCCCACCGCAAGTTAAATCTCTAATAGAGAATTCATACGAAAAATATAAAGACTTAGCAATTGCTAGATCTGATTAACTTGGTACCTCGACCGAGAATCGAACTCGGATGAACCAATTATCTGTTGCTTACGGGATATAAATCCGCCGTTTTACCGTTAAACTACCGAGGTATGGTGGGTCGTAGAGGTATCGATCCTCTGTCTCTGCCATGTCAAAGCAACGTTCTACCTTTGAACTAACAACCCATATTGGCGGAGAGTGTGGGAGTCGAACCCACTCACCCATTTCTGGATGACAGATTAGCAATCTGCTGCATTACCGTCCTGCCCACTCTCCTAATATCACATCGTTGGTCCATTGCCATTGCGAAAACCAACCTCACCACCTTCTTCCTTGATGCGCTTTAACACATCTTCGAATAAGATAGGACGAAAGTCTGTTTGCTCAACGCAGACACAGTGGTATCGAGTATCAATCTCACCATCACCACACATCACACGATTTGCATGAGTATGACCATGAATGTTAGTACCGAACCTACCTAACGATTCAGGATGTAATGGTATATGACTTAAAATCAAACCATTCATCACATGATAAGCACGTAACTCTCTAAAGTGTACACGATATTCGTCGTCTCTAAAGATGTCATGGTTACCACGAATTAAAACCTTGTCGCCGTTTAACCGATGCATGATTGACATTGCCTTGCGGTTGATAACTACATCGCCTAAGTGATAAACCTTATCAGTTGGCTTTACAGTTTCGTTCCACATCTTTACCATGGCTTCATCCATTTCTTCGGCTGAATCCCAAGGTCGTAACTTTGTCACACCATCGTTGCGAGTAAACTTGCATACGCCCATGTGACCAAAGTGCGTATCGCTAACTAAAAATACACTTGGCATATACATCTCCTATAAAATTGGCGGAAGTAGTAGGATTTGAACCCACGTGCCCCTTTCAGAGCCCACTGTTTTCTAGACAGGTGCCTTAAGCCACTCAGCCATACTTCCATATACAACAGGTTAGTTTGATTGCCACCGTGGCACATCACCAGAATTGCCTTTCGGCTGGTTGGTAATGCTGGAATCGAACCAGCTAGTTTTGTTTTTGCAGAACCTAACCTAAAACTTGGTGGACTGTAGCAGAGTCGAACTGCTGACCAAGTAGAGTTTCTACTTGCTGTTAGCCATTTACACAGACACAGCCCATATACTTTATTTTCTTCCTTTTCTCCAACCATGTGGAATCTCGGAAGAACTTTTTATCTTTTTGCAGTCAGAACCATTTGTTATCCAAATAGTACCGAATTGTGAATTTTTATCTCCTGATCCATGACCTTGTAGAGAATTTTTAATTTTATCTATAGTCTCATCACTATGCTGTTTACCTAGAAATCCCTTTGGATGGTCAAACCATTGTTTACCACCGTTAGCAGCAATTAACTCAACATATTTCTCCAGGGCTTTGGAAGCAGAATTTCTTTTAACATCTATGTGCACAGAGTCACTCATCTTTTTCAGATGATCTTTGCTGTGGGTTGGGTTTTCTTTCCAATCGTTTAGATAATCAAAACCACCATATCCACCTAGCTTTAGATTGTATGTGTTTTCTTCAGCAAGAAATTCTTCATTAACAATATCAGCTTCTTTTGCATACATTTCTTCAGCGTTATCATATACAAATAGTATTTCTTTACTGAAGTTTTCAATCCCATACTTTTCCTGCGCATGTTTTAGATATTTTCCAGAACCTGCATAGTTGTCATCAAGACGTTTGGTCTTATGTGTTCCAATATAGAACTTGCCATTGATCTTGTTTGTTATTTTATAAACAGTATAGTACATAGAATCTCCTATTCTATATCTATTTATAAAATTCGAGTTTTGACTAAACTCAAGGGCGGATAGCAGAGGAGTCGAACCCCATCCCATTTCTGAGAACCCAGTTTTCAAGGCTGGTCGCAGGACCAACCCCGCTGCATTACTATCCATATCTTTTGGTGCGCCCTGAGAGAATCGAACTCCCACTCCAACGTTCGTAGCGTTGTGTAATATCCATTTTACTAAAGGCACAATATACAACAGAGTAGTGTTTTTACAGTGGGAATTGAACCCACAAGGTTTGATTAGAAGTCAAATTGCGAACCATTCGCGTGTGTAATTTTTGCTGAACCTACTCTAAAACTGGTACTGCGTACGGGTAACGATCCCGTCTAGTCACCTTGAAAGGGTGATGACCTCACCTGAAGTCGAACGCAGTATAAAATTGGTGGAGACAACGGGATTCGAACCACGTACAAGAACTTTTACAGAGTTAGAGCTTTAGTATTGCGGAAACAATTCTACAGACAGAATTGATTTTTTGCTATGCTATGCTACCATTACATCATGTCTCCAATTTTTGAGTAACGTACTAGACTGGATCGCCCATCACCTAGTCCAGACGGTGTACGTATATGCGAATTAGTACGTTACTCAAAAATGACTGATAATTTATCACATTGTACGCCATCAGTCAAGGCGATATTTGGTGGAGACCGAGGAAATCGAATCCTTCTAGACACCCTCCTTGCAAGGGAGAGCCGTAGCCCACTACTGCCCCCAAATATACAACAGGAATGCTTTTTTGCTTTTTCAAATTACAAGTTTGATGCTTTTATTTGCTGAAACATTCCTAAAACTTTGGTCTCCATGAGTGGATTTGAACCACTAGCCTCTCAGTTCCAAACCGAGCCGTCTACCAGATTGACATTACACAGAGATAAAATTGGCGATGCGTGGGAGGATCGAACTCCCGTCTCTGGATAGACAATCCAGGATAATAACCATTATATGAACGCACCTAAAAACTGGCTCCGTGTGTGAGGATCGAACTCACCTAATCATTGATTAACAGTCAAGTCCTTGCACCATGCTTGGATTTCACGGAATAGAATTCTTGGTTCCTTCAAGAGGTAACGATCCTCTGTCTATCGGTTATCAGCCGATTGCTCTACCTTTGAGCTATGAAGGAATACATTTGGTGCCGATACGTAGAGTTGAACTACGGACACATAGATTTTCAGTCTACTGCTCTACCACCTGAGCTATATCGGCATAAATTCTTGGGGT